GTAGACAGTTCAGTTACAGGGGATAATATTGCTGTTGATATTTCAGCTGGTACAAAAGGTCAAGCAACTGCAAAACTGACCTTATCCGGAAGTGTCGGGGAAGGCGAAACATTTAGTGTTGGTGATGAGACCTACGAAGCAGATTATGATGGTGAAGTTGAATCGGGAAATATCCAGTTAGACTTATCCGAAGCTACAGGTGCTGATGTTGCAGTGGGTATATTCACAATAACGGGCAATGTTGCAGACGGTGAAACTGTAACGATAGATGAGACAACTTTTGAGTTTGATACAGATAACTCGGTAACTCCGGGCAATATAAAAGTCAATGTAGCTGGTAATGTTGATAAGCAGTCCGCATGTATTGCACTCGCAACAGCCATAGAAGATGAACTAAATGGATTATTTGATGCTGAAGCTGCCGCAAGCAACGGTGATTTTAAGGTTACCGTAACCGCCAGAATTAAAGGTACTCACATGAATGTAGCCAGTACAAAAGTCTGTGCTAATGGCTCATGGGGAAATACTGTATTAGAAGGTGGAGCAGATGCCACCAACGAAGGCGCAGCTGTTGTAATAATTTCTACATTCGATAGTGAAACTGGATATGATATAGACGCAGCAGCCGATGGTGCAGCTGCAATTGACTTTACAGCGGATATCGCAGGTGCTCTTGACGGGAGTATCGGTAACAGTATCGCAGTCGATGCTACTGGTCTGGTCAGTGGTGCATTCGGGACAGCCTATCTTGCAGGAGGTTATGATTGTACCGAAGCAGAAGCAGGTGCTGCCATACTTGCCACTATTGACAGTGAATCGGCTATCGTAGATGCTGCAGATGGCGGAAGTAATGATGTAACTGTAACCGCTAAGTCTAAAGGAGTTGCCGGAAATAGCATTACACTTGATGAAACTATGGGGAACGGTTTATGGACTGGTGGCGCTGTAGCTCTAAGCGGTGGCGTAGACGGAACTATTGGTTCTAAAGGGGATGTAGTCTTTGATACAAGTTATCTGTATGTATGTGTCGCTGACAATACAATAGCAGATGCTAATTGGAAAACAGCAGCATTAAGTTAAAGGTACTTGATTAATTATGCCTTTTAAATCTAAAGCCCAGCAGAGGTTTTTGTTTGCAAAATATCCAAATATGGCCAGACGCTGGGCTAAGATTACCAATTTTAAAAAACTACCTAAGAGGAAGGTGCATCGTGGCAAAAGGAAAAGGAAAAAGGCTTGAATCAAAGCTAAAAGCAAAACAGCAAAAAGGACTTACTCCCAAACAGAGAAGAAAACTGCCTTTAGCTTTAAGAAAAGCAATTCTTAAAAAGAAAGGAAAGAGATAATGTCATTAGCAGGATTTAACCGGGCAAGAAGAAGGCTTTCAGAGGAGCATAAAAAGAGAGTCGAGGCCCTTAAAATCATAAAGAAGCCGGCCAAAAAAAGCATAGAGAAAGTAAAGAAAGTAAAGAAAATAGCAAAGGTAGAAGTAGAAGAAATTAAAGTGCAGCCCGAAGAGGCCGAGGTTGATATAGAGTCAGAAAAATTGCCTGAGGTTACAGAAGAAAATAAAGATGATATCAAAAAATTCGAACCTGAAAACAATTCAGAGAAGGAATAGAAAATGCCTGAAGAACCAGGAGAAATAATCACAATAGCCGAAGTTAAAACCTTGTTGCAAATAACAGGTACATCTAAAGATACTCTTATTACTGCCCTGATACCGATAGTGGAAAGTGACTTGTTGGAATATCTAAATAATGACTTTGATGAAGAATACCCACCGGGCCTAAAGGGCTATCTTGCAAAGATGATTGGATACAGGTTAGATAAGACTTCCGATAATGTGGCTTCCGAAACTGTGAGTCGTTATTCAGTAAGCTATAAATCGGGAGCTGATTTTATTGCAGGCTATCCGTCAACGATAATGACCGGGCTGTCTAAGTGGAGAAAGGCTAAATTTTAATGGCAATAGAGGATTATTTCGATACCCAGTTTAGTGCACTCAAAATAGAAAGCGTTGATGATGGTATGGGAGGGCAGACCGATACAGAAGTATTGGACTTTACTTTTTATGGGATTGCTGACCTTCTATCTGGTTCTAAAAACATGGTCGCTGCTCAATATGTAGAGAAGGCTACCCATATTCTATTATGCCCGATTGGAACGAACCTTAAAACAAATCAGTTGATCAGTGATGGTACGTCAAAATGGCGGATACTAAATATTGATAATCCGGTATCAAGAGGGCACCACTTGGAAGTAATCTTAGAGTATATCGGAGTGTCAGGATGAGTTTTATTTTTAAATCTTACAGGAATGAAGTCGCTAAAAAGATAGCGGAGAAAAAAGAGAAGGCACTTGAAGCAGTAGGAGTATTTATTGAAGGTGAAGCTAAATTAAGATGTCCAGTTATTTCTGGAAACCTGAAGGGAAGCATTACACATAAAGTAGAATTAAGAGATGAAAAGGTGATTATAGGCACTCCGGTCGAATATGCTATCTATGTAGAAAAGGGGACTTCTCATTCCGAAAAACAGCCATATCTTACACCGGCAGCAGAGGAGAACTTAAAGCGTATTGAGAATCTTGTAAAGGAAAAACTAAAGTTATGAATAATCTGCTTACATATATTTATGGAAAAATAGTTGCATTATCGGAAAAGGAAGTCTATCAGGAGAAAGTCCCGGAAGGCACTACACCTACTTATACTTATCTTGTATTTACTTTAAGCATACCGGACAGAATCCAAGAACAGGACAGGGGCTTTTTAGAGATTGACTTTTGGGATAATACAAATAACATTGCAGCTTTAGAAACATTGGTATCAAAAGTCGATGGTAATTCCAGCCGAGAAAATCCTACTGGGTTAGATGAATTACGTTATTTAGGTGGAGGGATTCAGGCTGTTTTTTATAGAATTTTTAGAGGAGCAATACCGGACCCTGATATAAAGATCAGGAGAAGGCAACTGCGTTATTTAGTAAAAGTACGATTTATATAGGAGGAAAAAATGCCACAGGAATTAACAACAGAACAAATAGAAAACATTGTAATTGATACGGGAGTAGTCTATATCGATTACGGAGAAGTAGGGGAAAGAATACTCGCTCCGGTGCGTGGGGGTAATCAGTTTTTAGTCGAGCGCACATTTAAAGAAATTGAATATGATGGGCGCAAAGGAAAGACAAAGGGTATGAGAAGGATTGTAGAGGAAAATGCAAAGCTGGTAGTAGCTCTTATGGACCTCTCTATGGATAATCTGGCGTTGATGCTGGCTGGCGCTACTTATGGAAATGCCGATAAGTATGCAAGGGTAACAGAATATCTTGGCGCAGGCGGAGATGACGGGGATGATGTATTTACGCTTTCCCAGACTCCGATTAACCCTACTCAGGCAGGCTCATTTGAATTCTGGGTAGACGGGGTAAAAGTAAGCTGGACTTACGGAACAGAATATACAGTATCGGGAACTACCCTTACAGTAGTAGAGGGTACTCTGGCAGCAGCTGAGGCACTTGTAACATCTTATGAGTATGATACTGAGGCAGATGCAGCAACAATTATACCAGGCGATATAGCAGATGCAGATTATCTTACCAATGTAGCTCTGGTCGGTATTGACCTTGAGGGTAAGGCAAAGATCTGCTATCTCTATAATGCAATGGCAGATAATAACTTTGATTGGAAAATGGTAGATAAAGATGAATCGTCTATAACTGTAGAATTTGCAGCCCATTGGGATCCGACTGATTTAGACCCTGCAACATCACCATTATATAAGGTTGAAGAAGTAGCAGCATCATAAAAATTTAAAAGAAAGGATAAAATGGAAGAACTTAAAATCAGGGAAATCATATTCGATGATCTGTATGAATTTTTGAAGATATTAGAAGATGTAAAATTCTCTTTTAATGCTGACCCTAAAAAATCCACTACAGAAGTTGGCTTTGAGGCGATAAAGCATTTGCTTGCAAACTTCCATACCGCAAGGGAAAAAACCAATACATTTTTGGGTTCACTTGTGGGGCTTTCTGGGGAGGAGTTCGGAAAATTACCGCTAAGCAGAAGTGCAAAAGTGCTTAAAATCTTAATTGATGCAATAAGGCAGTCTGGTTTTTTTACACTATCTACCCTCTTGGAACGGAAGAAGTAATTGACATACTGGCTTCAAGGTATTCAGATTTAGATTATATTTTCAATATGCCCGCAGTTCGGGGTATCAAACAGTTGAATAAAGCAATAGAAAAACTGGAGCAACAAAAACTCTGGGAGTTCTATTGCTCTGTTTATGTACATCTTAAAGTCAAAAAACCTTTTGAAGAATACTACAGGGAAGCCAAATCTAAAGTAAAAAGAGTAGGTAGAAAAGAGCTTACAAGAGAAGAAATAATAGCACTCGCAGAAGAAATAAGGATAAGACATCTGACACTACAGCATAAAAAAGGAAAGAAATGAATGCATTTACCCTGACCGGAGAGTTTTTACTCAAAGGGGAAAAGGAAACTCTCGGCAGTATAGACAAAATAGATAAGAAAGCATCAGGGCTTGGCGGAGCATTTTCAAAAGCTGGAAAGATTGCTGCTATAGGGCTTGCCGCAATTACAACTGCCGCTATTGCTGTTGGCACTGCTTTATTTAAAGTCGGTGAGCAATTTGATGAGGCTTTTGACACGATAAGAATCGGCACTGGTAAAACAGGGGAAGCTCTGGAAGGATTAAAAGCCGATTTCAGGGAAGTAGCCGCAAACGTTCCTGCAAGTTTCGAGGCAGTAGGGCAGACTATTGCAGACTTAAATACAAGGCTTGATTTGACTGGGAAACCTTTGCAGGAAATGACAACTCAGATGTTAAATCTTGCCCATATAACAGGTGAAGATATAAATACTCTAATTCCAGCTACAACAAGATTATTCGGAGACTGGTCAATTGCAACTGATAAACAATCCAGTACTTTAGACTGGCTAATGAAAGTATCCCAGAGTACAGGAATAGGGGTAAATGAACTTTCTGAAAAAGTGGTCTTCAGCGGTGCGTCCTTGAGACAATTAGGATTTGATTTTGAGAGTTCGACCCTTCTTTTAGGCAAGTTTGAAAAAGAGGGCGTAAATACCGAGACCATGTTATCCAGTCTAAAAATCGGGCTAAATAATATGGCACGAGAAGGGATAACTGATGCTAATGAAGCCCTGTCTATACTCATGCAAAGGATTAAAGAAGCCCCATCTGACCTTGAAGCTGTAAGCATAGCAGCCGAAGTATTCGGAAGCCGAGCTTCTGCTGATATGGCAGCTGCCATTCGAGAAGGCAGATTTGAACTTGATGAACTACGAAATACCCTTAAAGAAAGCAAAGATACCATCAATGACGTTGCTCTTGAAACTATGGATTTTGGCGAGCAGTGGCAGCTTACAAAAAATAGAATAATGCTTGCCATTGAACCAATATCCGGCAAGGTATTTTCGATGGTAGGAGACCTTGTTAAAAGCCTTAGTGGCAGTTTAATTCCACAGCTCCTCAAAGTAGCAGAAACCTTTACTCCACTTTTTAATAAGATTTTAGAGTTTATCCCTGTAATTGCAGATAAATTAATCCCTGTCTTTACTGAGATAGCCGAAGCCGTTATACCTGTCGTAAATGATGTTTTAGGAATACTTATAGATGAGATATTGCCCCCGTTGCTTGATTTATTTTCAATGCTTGCCTCTACTGTTCTGCCTCCACTAATGGAATTATTCGGTGAGATAGTTTCAAGGATAATGCCTCCATTTATGGAGATATTCAAAGTTATAGTCGAAAGAATACTGCCCCCCTTCCTTGACCTCTTTACTGTAATAGTCGAAAAAGTCCTGCCTCCGTTTATAGATTTATTTATGATGCTCGTTGATACGATATTGCCTCCACTTGTGGACTTCTTTGCAATGCTCGTTGAAACTATAATGCCTCCGTTCATTGAAATACTTGAAATGGTAATGGAAATACTGAAACCATTTATTGATTTATTTGCGGAATTAGTGGCTGCGATTTTTCCGCCACTTATGGAATTATTTAGTCAATTAGTTGAAACTATCCTACCTCCACTGCTTGAAGTGTTAAAACTTATAATTGAATATGCCATAAAACCACTTCTTGACTTATTTGGAAAGCTTATCGAATGGGCGCTACCTTATATAATCAAGGCAATAGAATATCTTACTCAAGTTGTAATACCGGCGGTCATCGGGATATTTACAAATTGGCAGGAAACAGTTCAAAGGGTAAAAGACTTCTTTATAGCATTTGCAGAAAATTTCATGGAGATCTGGAATAATATTAAGGAATTTTT